CATTTCAAGGAAAATGGTGAATTTTTTTTAATTTTGCAGGGGTTATTTTTAATTCCCTTAGTTCGTGGAAGTTGGGGTGAAGTCCATGCCTAGTGTTTTAACTAAGTCCTCCCCGAATGAAACTTCTTCAGCATCACCAGATTCAGCGGCCCCTGGCGACTTAGCTGTCTTAGCTTTAGGGGTAGTAATAGGAGTAACTTCCTCTTTTACTTTCCCTTTCTTTGCGGAATTCTTAGCCTTACCCTTAGTAAAGCCCATCTTTTCCAAACGTGCATACTCAGTCTCTACTTGTTTTTTTGCAGTTGTAGTGAAGAAGTTATTAAACATTTGCAGCACATCATCAGGGCCGAACGTCCAGTTAGTAGTAGGATTACCTCTTGCACCGTAGTCAGCAGGAGTCATAAATGTTTTACCATCTCTTGATAAATACTTACCCCCTTTTTTCTGGAACACATTTGATTGGTGAGTAACAAAATCCACTATCCATTTCTGTGTAGGATCATTACCGTCCCAAGTCTTCATCCCATAATACAGATCCAGATATTCCTTACCCATGTTCTCGGCTTGGCTTAACTGTTGACTGTATATGTTCTTTGAAAACTCGTCTTCTACTTCACCAGATTTCTGTAGGTCTTGAGTATATTTACTAAACTTCTTTTCAATGGTGGGCTTTGTTTCAAGCACCCTCATCTTTTCTTTAAGATCTCTTATCTCTGATTCCTTCTCAGTGGATACTTGTTGTGCAGCTAAGTCTGCTATCATCTCTCGCTCAAGGCGTTTCTGATTTGTAAACTTAGGCTTATTCTTATTTATAAATTCAACAAACTCCCTATCATCTTCATCAAAGGTTCTGTCTTCGTCACTGTTCTCAGCGTAGTCATCTAACTTCTTGTAGAAATCTAACAGCTTTTTTGATTGGTTCTTATACTTGTCTGGATATTTTCTCTCAGCAAATCTAGCCAACTCCAATTCTTCGAGCTGTTCAGGCACCAGGTCATCCGTATTCTCCTCTGGTTCCGTACTTGGCTGAGGTGTTGTTTGTGATTCCTCTTGTTGTGGTTGACTTCGTGATACTTCCTCTCGAACGGTTCGACGTATCTCTTCATAGTCAACCTTTGGTGCTTTGTAGCTTACCTTTTTCTTTGGTTTTTCTTTTGGCTCTGCTTCTGGCTCTGGCTCGTTGGCTTCGGTTTCTGATATGACTTCTGTTGTGTCGATTTCTTGTGGTACTTCATCTTGATCTGGTTCTTTAGGTTCAGGTTCTTCTTCAGTTTTTTCTACAGTATCTTGAGCTAGTCCAAGGTCTTGGAACAGGGAATCCATAAAAGACTCTGGTTCCTCTACTGTTTCCTGTGTTTCTTCGACTACCTCTTCTTGATTCTGTTCCTCTACTTGTTCTGCTACTGCGTCTTCGCTCATATATTTTGTTGTTCTGCTGCTATTTCTGCCTCTGCCGCTTGCGCCACATCAGCTTCAGGAGTTCCTTGATTCAAGTTACCTCCTAATAAATCTTTCATCTTGTTAATTTGATCTGCGTTAGTTTGAACCGCGCCGATAACTTGCTGCATTACCCCATCCATTTCCTGATTAGGGCCACCTAAACTATTATCATCGCCAGGTGCTACTTCTAACTTGATGTCTGTGGCTCCTGACTTCCGAGCAATCTCGTTAAGTAATTCGTAGTATTTATCTTTACCGAGTGCTTCAAGTATAACTGGAGTTTGACTGATGATTTGGAATAACTGAATCAAAGCCTGTGCTTCCTGAACATTAGAACTTCTTTCAGATCCGTCACGGCTAGTGAATATGTAGTCATGTATAAGGTTCTTCTTACTACCTATTACAGTATGCCTTTTCTCAACATCAGGTGACATGAACTCTAGATCTTCTGGATCAATTTCAAATCCTGCTTGTTCTATTATGGCAGCGTTATATCTATTCTTAACAGGCAGATGTATAGTATTACTTCCGCAAGTCATTAATGACTCATAGATGATACGCTTCATAGCAGCTCGACCTTCATCAATTGCTTCAGAGATAAATGTATATACAGATTCAGTTGTATTATTAATCGTCATTATCTCAGTGGCAGATGTTTCCCTGGGTGCTGGCTGGCCCTGCTCTTGAGGGCTTAATGCCATTAACCTTTCAGCCATCATCAACAACTGATTAATAGATTGAAATATGGTATTAATACTACCGTTAGAACTGCTTCTTATAATCTTAAATACGTTATCTGGATTGGTATCTATCCCAAGGTTAGCCATCTTAGAGAATGATGTTTCCAATACATGAGTTGATGCATAGAAATTCTCACCTTGCATAGTGTCCCTAAAGTCATCCCTAACTTTCATCCCTTCTTCTGTGTCAGGGAATATGTCTGTATTAAGAACTCCCACTGAGAAAAGGTCTGCCTTTGCAGTCTCAAGCAACTGGCTAAACAAGTTAGTCAACTGGTCTTGGAATGGCATCAGCTCGTGGGCAACTGAAATATTCCTTAAACGGTTATCGTTCTCGTTGAATGCAAAGACAGCGGCGGGTGATGACGGAAGGAACTCGGCAAAGATAACCGTCGAATCACCAGCTATTCGGAGATGTACCCATACAGGATAAGGATAATCACCTACACCCCATTGATTAGGAACCATCTTCCAAAAGTAATCTGTAATAAATACTGAAGTATCAGACATCTCACCTGAGTAAATGCCTACTGTATTCTTTCTATCGTTCCAGCTTGTTAAATCGTCCTCTGTATTTGGAGGGACAATCTGTGTGTAGTATGTGTTAAAATAAGTACTGTATTGCGTAAACAAGCCAGCGGTTGCAGATGTGTATCCAATTGAATCTCGGTTAAAATACTCAGGGTTTTGCATGACATCACCGTATCTAGCAATATCCCAGAACCCTATGTATTCCGCGCCTGTATCAGAATTAACAGAGGTTAAAGGTGAATCGTTATCCCAGAACACACGACTCGGATGCGGGTTAATCCAACAAACACCTTCTTTAGATATGGTAGTTTTAATCCTTTGATTACCCTCCATCTTATACTCTTCATCAGTAACATCTTTTTCCCATTGAACTTCTCTTTCCCATGCTGCTCTAGGAAATGCAATTGAATGCCCATAAAGAAACATATCTCTCATTACCTGAGTCTGGAAGTGACGGTAATCATATTGATCCGCCATGATGTCTACCCGTTGAGAAAGTACATCAGCCCTTAACTTACCAGCAGCACTGGTTCCTCTGGGTTGGTACTTAAAAAAAGGGTAAAGGTTATTGTACTTATTAACCTGGGCAGCAAGTCTCCGGGTAACAAAGCTACGGACTAGGTTGATGTTTACCTCTAGGAATTTTGGCAGATCTATCTCAGTAGGTTTCCCGGCTGCATCTCTTTTAACATACTTATCTGTAACCTTTAGCTTATCTAATTCTTTTACACATGAATCTACATTGATCCTTTTCTGTGCATACATGATAAGCGGAATGTTCCTACTATTGATAGGAGAACTATCCCATGCTAGATCGACAGAACTATATAGGTGATGGTTCCGTAAACTGAAAGTAATATGCTCTGTGATCCTTGACGCTATTAAATTTTCTGCCTTCTCTCTCTGCTCGATGTCCTTCTCTAATGCCTTTACCTCTTCCTTTGGCATCTTATCCAAGGCTTCCTTGCTTGGTAGCTTGGCAGTAAACAACTCCCGAAGTCTTTCGTTGGTTGTCCCGTGAGTTTTTAGTACGTCAAAATCAATCATATCTAGCTTCTACTTCGGATCGTTCCTGTAAATAAAACAAAAGGGCTATGTATGGAGGAACCTTTCCTGATCTCATCCATCTCACAAGTAGATGTTTTGGTATGCAGCTTCGTGCCGCAAGCTCGTCCACTGTCACATTTAGAAATGAACAACATCTTTTAACCCTGTCTCTATCCCAACCTGACATGACTCCAGCTTTATCGTGGAGCCTTTGCAGTAGGAATACTGATGGACTTTCCTTAATATTATTCCGCTTCCCCCATCATCACCGCCATGACAGGAGAATCATCATCACCTTCATCCATGTCTTCTTCTGAGTAACTGTCCTGCTCAACTGTAACATCTCTAATAGAGAACACAGCTTGTTCGTCTGTTGACTCGTCAAGGGTGGCTACAATCTCCATGACGCATTCATCGCCTGGGGCTTTGTTTGTGATGTATTCAGCTAACTCACTGTCATCAGCAAGATCCAATACAACTTTATCTGTCATGTTGACCATCTCTGTTATCTACTCATATTTAGGGTAACATTCAAGGTATTCCGCAATGTATTAAATTAGGTCGAACATCTGATGCTTTAGGCAACCGGGTATTATTATTTAAATCCAGCTTGAACATGGGGTATGTGATTGAATCAAACTTGTGGATGTATTTACTCCGCTTAGGTTTAGTTGGATCTTTCTTATCAGACTCCAGATTCATTAACATTTCCACAGTGTTTATGCATAAAGCAGATGTATAGAACTCATCTTGAAACAACTTGCCAGACAGCAATCTAACCCTGGCTTCAACACTTCCCTGGCCTTTCGGACATCCGACCATCTTAATCCTACCATCACTGTATCGCTCAAAGTCCCAGCTATCATAGCTGCCTTCACCACCCGGATGCCATTGGTTTATAGCACTGGAGTCAGTGATGTGTTCATAATAAAATTCAGTATCCATCTTCTCATTCCAGTAGTCCATCCGAGCCATAATCTGTTGGCACAACCTCTTGTATAGGTGTCGCTCTCCAAGGTAATCCACCTCATCAAACGCAATCCAAAGGTTTCCCCTCTCTGTAGGTATCATCTGAAGGAAGGTGACAGCAGAGTACACTTGCCCTAAGTCATAGCCTACAATGATAGGATGCCCCGGTTTAGGCATCAGTCCTTTGCCTGTAATCTCGTTGCCTTTGATGTGCATTTGAGGTGAGAAGTATTCCTTAAACAAGGCTTCACCTGATGGACGATCAACCCATTCACCTTCAATCAATCTCCTCCACTCAACAGGATCAGACTTTAAAATAGATTCTAAGCTCTCCACATACCCAGGTGGTAATCTCTTAGTATTCTCACGCATTGGAACGTGATAGACTGAGAAGGCTTTGTTTCTCTTACCGTTGTCCTCAATGCAATCCTCAAAGAACTGCTTGTATACCCAATGACTCGGCCCTTCCGGGTTGCAACTTGCACAGTATTGTTGTGGGCCTTCTATCCCTCTGCGCCTACCCAACTGCGCCGCCGGGTAACGGAAGTATTCAACTCCATCACACTGGGTAA